CTAAGCCGGGGGGTGTGGGTGTGCTCATGATGTGCGTGTGGCGTTGAAGCGGGCGGTGTAGAACTTCGCTTCGCTGTCAAATATGCGCGGGAAGCGCTCTTCAATCACGCGCACCACCTTGTTGTTGATGCGCTTGGTGTTGAACATCTGGGCCACGTCGATGGTCTGCAGCGCCTTGATGGGCAGCCTGCCCTTTCCTGTGCGGATCATTACCGTCTTGCCGCCGTTGATCAGGAACGACCCCGGTATCACATGACGTTTGCCCGTGCGCTTGATCTTGAAGCTCACACCCTTGCGCGTTGGGCGGGCGCTGAAGCTGCCCAGGTTGAGGCTGCGGCCACGCTTGGCCGGTGACTCCAGCGACGCCTCCAGTCTGAAGTTGGCACCCGATGCACGCGCACGGTTCACCCTCAGCGCCTGGTTGACCTTGGCAGCAGGCAGCACGAACTCGGCCCGTATCTCCCGGCTCATGGCGGTCTTCGCCTGCGTTGTGGTCTTGTTCAATGCACTGGCCATGGCCTTGCCTGCCACATCTTTGTGCAGGTTATTCAATGCTCTGGCCACATCGGGAAAGTTGGTCTTGATGCTCAGTTGCATGGGGTTCTCCAATTTCGGATCAATTACGGATAATTCCTATATCCGTAATCGTGAAACCCGCATGGATATTGACGAATTACGGCATTACGGATAACACGGATATTTCGCACGCACACACCCGCAGGCGCACGCACACATGGGTGGATTGAAGGTCGTATCCGTAATGCCGTAATTCCCCGCGCCAGCATTGGCTTACGGATGTTTTCGGCATCCGTCGGGATTATGCAAATTATGCATAACTATCCAATCTCTTTCAAGACTTCTTTAATCTCTTGCTTTGCCTTGTAAACACGCCTTTTGCGCTGCCAGTCGGTGAGCTTTGGCTGCAATAGGAACTCGTCTTCGGTGTCAGCCTTAACCATGATGATCAGCGTGTTTACCAGTTCCATGACTTGCTTTTGCTCGTCTGCAGTGAGCATCACATCACCATCCAGTCTAAAAACGCGCAGCACAGAACAATGAAACCGGCCAAGACGATCATTAAAAGCAGCTTTGCCATCACTTACCCCACTTGCACCAGACTGGCGGCTGCGGCCTGTCGCATGGTCGATCTACCGTGTCGCGTGTGCGTGGCTCTGATTTCGGTGCTGATTTTGGCTCTGATTTGGGAGGGTCTTTTGGCCGGTTCGTTGCCATACATTGCGCGGCTGCGAATGCCAGGGTTAGGACTAGGTAGCGGTATTTCATTGCTGTGCTACCTGCATAGCAAGGTGCTGAACCCGCCTACCATCCCCACATTCGGCGCATTCTTTGGCATATTGAAAATCGACCGACTCTAAAACAACGGCATTTCCCTTTTCATCCTTGCCTACCGTGTTGGTCTTGGCTGCGATAAATCGCAATGGGCGCTCCACTCTTGCAATGCCCATGCGCTTGCGGCGTTCTTGTTCGTCTTTTTGGTGTTGTGATAGTTGTTTCATTTCACTTCCTTTCAGTTAATCAACTCTTTAGCTTTGTTTAATAGTTCGATCTGAGTCACGCCGTAATGGCGCTCAAACGCTTTCGTGCCCATGCCGTGAATGCCGGTCTTGCCTCTGTGGTGTTCTGGGCATAGCGGTATCAGGGTGGTGTAGTCACCCTTACCCCATCCACATGTTCGAAGGTGGTGAAGCTCTACAGGGCTATCAGTGATGCCAAAGGTGCGGCAAATCATGCAGCCAGCCTCAGCTAGTTTTCCCTTGTGGATTAGCTCAGCTTTAGTCATGCTGCCGCCAAGTCGTAAAAGGTCACACCAAGCTCTGTTGCTGCGTAGGCTTCTACCTTTGTGCAGAACTCGCTGAACTCGGCTGTGTCTAGGTCGGCGCTGCTCATGCCCTTCACTGACCCGTCCGGCAGTTCGATCACGCCGATAAACTTGCGCTTAAATAGCTCGTGCCAGGATTCCGCGTCGAACAGCTTGCCGCCTACCGTTGCCTGCTCTGCAATCTGCGCCAATACGCCTTGCCCCCAATAGCGCCGGTTCTGCGGCTTGGTGCGCTTTCTTGGGCCTACCTTCAGCAACAGGCGGCGCTCGTTTTGCAGGCCGCTTTTCAGGAATGGGTAAAGCTTGTCCTGTATCAGCGCCCACGCTTGCTGACGGTTGTGCAGTTCTAGTTCTAGCGTGTTGGTCATGCAATAAGCACCCTGTAAGCCCGTAGAGCCGCTTCCGGCCCATCAACAAGCGAGATTGAGTAGCCGCCCCACCGATCAAAGAACTTCACCTGTGCTGGCGTCAGATTTTGTCCGCTTTTGGTCTTTTGTCCATCTTTCACCTCCATAAACATCAGGCGTTTTTCGCCCTTGCTGTTGATGCCGCCAACGAGTAGGTCCACAGGCTTGCCGATTACGTCAACCAGCGCACCAGCAGCCACCAGCGCACTGACAACTGCGGTTTGATTGGCGTCTGTGCGTAGGGCGTAGCGGGTCACTGAACCGTCTCCCCGTCCATTTCAATCATCGCAACCACAGCATCAGCCACGTATTGCCTACTGACAATCTCCCTCACGTCATGCGGTACGATGCTTTCGCGCTGTAGCTGAGCAAGGTGTTGCGGGGTGAGCAACAGCGTCACTGCATAGAGCTTTCCCTCGACGGTTCTGACGGTGTACTCGTAGATACGCTCACCTGCAAAAGCGCCCTTTCCAGCATCTGCGGAATGTCCGCTAGCTGGTACGGGTTGATTCGTGAGTAATAGACTGCTGCCAGGATCGCATAGTCCGGTTGCCACTTGTGGATGAATAGCAGGTGCTCCAGCACTCGATCTTCCAAGGTATCCGCAAATGTTGTCTTGAATTGCGTTTGCTCGTCGAGTAAGGTCATCGTCAGCACATTGGCTGCAAGGATCGTCGCGGTGGATGTCATGTTTGCAGTGGGTCATGGATGCTCCTGTGACCAGTCGTAAAGTCCGTACACGCCGCGTTTGACGCGCTCCAGAATGCCGCAGTCGTCAACGAGGTAGTGCAGCGTCTTGCGTGCCTGCTCGGGTTGCCATCCTGTGATCTGGATAAATTCGCGCATAGATAACGGGCCGTGGCGTAGTAGCTGGATAGCGGCATAAGTTCTTGTCATGCCAGCCCCTTGATGCGTGCAATCTGCTCTCGCACGCTTTGAGGTATTGGCGCTTTCAGCCTGTCGCGCTCGTCAAGCATGGCTATCGTGCTGTCAATTGCTTTTGGCCGCACATCTGGCACTTCAGCCCCATCCCATCGCTGTTGATTAAGGTATGTCAATGGAGCCGGAATGAATGCGCCGCCGTGCTTTAGCCAGTCCTCAGTCGTTTTCATCCACTCAACGTGTTTGACGATCTGGTCTGATTGCGTTTCGTGGTAATGCTTGACCCACTTAGCCAGACAAGCGGCCTTCGCACCCTTGCGGGTTGATTTGGGCCATGCTTGCCAAAATTGATCGAACCCGTTCATGCGACCTCCAATTCAGCAAATAAACCCTCTTGCTCTTTGCTGGCGTCTTCAATGTTCTGACAAGCAAGCTCCCAATATTGCGGCTTTAACTCTGTGCCAATGAACTTGCGCCCCATCTTGACAGCGCAATAACCCTCGGAGCCTATGCCGGTGAATGGGCTAAACACCAGATCACCTTTGTTTGTCCACAAGTGAATGCAACGCTCGATTACGTCAAGCTGCAGCGGGCACATGTGTTTTTCATCGTTCTCGTCACGCGCAGGAAGTTTGTTCAACGTGCGGGATTGATTTATGTCATCCCAGATTGGACTGGCGTACTTTTGCCACATCATCACTGGCAAGTCATCGCCGTGGGTTACACGTTCGGCACAGTCTCCCGGCTTTCGCATGGTTACCACGTAGTCAGGAAGTCCCATGCGGCTCATAGTGGAGTTTTCCCGGATGGTCTTGTGCAACAGTCCTAATGCTTTTGTGCGTTGCATGGCTACTACGGGGTCTTTCCAGATTGCCACTTCGGAGTGATAAATAAACCCGGCATCCTGGAATGCGCGAATAAGATCTCCTCGGAAGTCTCGAAGCCCAATGAATCCTTGCCGCATCTTCGTCGTTGGCAGGTTCATGCAATGGAATGAAACGTTTCTACCGGGCTTCAATACCCTGAACAACTCGGTAATCAGAAACCGAAGCTGCGCGACAAACTCCACATCGTTCTTGCAGTTGCCCATGTCGTGGTCGCTGTTGGAGTAAACAAACAGGTCGGCAAATGGCGGGGAAAATACCGAATAGTCAACGCTGTTATCAGCCATATTGCGCGAGTGTTTCACGCAGTCGCCAAGGTACACAGTGAAGTTATCAGCCTTGTAAACGTCTTCCCTGTAAACGTCCACGATGTTCTCTTGTCCGGCAAGTTCGTTGTTCATAATGTCTTTCATGTGCTCGATCATGTTGGCGCTCATTTCGTGGTGAAGCACCTCTTTGCGTTTCAGGTTGTCGAGAATCTGACCCTCGTTCTCTGCTGTGAACATGTGAACGTGAACCTCACGCTTTTGTCCAAACCGATAGCAGCGACGAACAGCTTGATAGAACTTCTCGAATGAGTCATCAAGGCCAACAAAAGCCATCCTGGCGCAGTGTTGCCAGTTCATCCCGTAGCCGCATATCTTTGGTTTGCTGGCGAGAATGCGAAGCTCTCCATGCGTGAAGGCCATCATGTTTTTGGTCTTTGATTCTGGAGAATCAGAACCCTGCACATTGATGCAATCAGTAAGGATTGATTCGATCAGGTCGGCCTCGTCGTTCAGGTGCGTCCAGATCAGCCACGGCTCATTAGGTTCTGCGTTCACCACTTCAGCCAAAGCCCTGCAGCGTGCCTCAATCGAGTCGCGTTGGGCCTTACGACGCTCCAGCATGGTCTGGGCAGGTCTAGCAAACAATTCATCGCCCAACTGCTCTGTCTCCACCACATGCTCGTGATAGTGAAGTTGTGGCAGTTCGTAGCGCTTACCATCAAAACCAAGATCAGACGGGTTACGCAGGACAACACACCAAGAACCCATCCATTCCCAAAACTTGGATGCGCCCCAGCCCTTTAGCCGCCATGTTCCGGTGTCGCCCGTATCGTTTACGAAGTACGTAGCCAACATTTCCGTGCGGGTCATCACCCCGAGAAACTCGCACTGATTACCAAGTTCATCAAAGTCGTTTGGCGATGGTGTAGCCGTGCAGGATAGGCGATATGGCACCTGTTGACAGGCTTCTATGATCGCTGTTCTAGTCTTGCCTGTATGACTTTTCAGGATGGATGATTCATCCAATACGATGCCATGCAATTCAGTGAAGTCTATAACGTCCATGCGCTCATAGTTCGTTATCCAGATTCCAGGCTCCGTAGGCGATTCACCGTGAGGCACTCGCTTAACTTCAATGCCGAATGTCTGCCCCTGCTCGATGGTCTGCTCAGATACGGCTAGAGGCGCGAGAATAAGAACGATGCCGTTCGTATGTGTTGATACCTCGTCGGCCCATGCCAATTGCATCAGGGTCTTGCCTAGTCCGGTATCGGCAAAGATCGCAGCGCGACCACGACGAGCGGCCCAAGAGACAATCGCGTGCTGAAAATCAAACAGGTTTTCGTTCAGGTCGCCCGGCTTATGTCCCGTCGCAACTTCAGAACGGCGCTTGCTTTTTACAAACGCCTCGTAATCAACTAAACTCACATTAGCCATATTGAAAATATCCTTTCAGTTGTGGTTAGAAGACCGTTAACAGTTCGCGCTGTTAGCGGTTTTTGCTTTTGATCGACTGGTTACGATCACTCGTTGCTTGCTTGTCTGAATCTGATGGAATCCAGATGTTCACGCGCATGGGCTTTGGTCCGCGCTTTGCCTCTTGCTTGAACAGCGGCTCAGAACTCACGGCACCGAACGCGCTTTTTGGCGTTCCGTCAGGCCACGTGTGATTTATTTCACTCATTTTTTTGTCTTGCGTTGCAGGATTGTTTTTTCAGCCTTCAGGGCGCCGCCTGTATGCGCTTCAATTTGCAACTGCCTCAGATCAGGCGGGTACTCTTTCCACCTTGACACGCAACCCTGGCTAATGTCCAGCGCCTTTGCTACTGCCGTTTGAGTGACGTAGTAGCTAATTACTTGTTCGGTTTTCATGCCACTATTATGCACTTGGCTATAAGGTTGTCAACATAACAATGATAGTAAATTTATTGTTTTATTTATCGTTTAATAGGCAAAGTCTATTTAAAATAAATGCTTGCACCTTTTTTATTTTCAGGTATGATGTGCTAGTCAAGTGGCGCAATCATCTGACTAAGAAGCCTCTAGCTTCTGCTTTCTGCCTTTAATGGCAACGAGATTGCGCCTCGGAAAGCGGAGCCTAGAGGCTTTTTTGCTTTCCAGCGTCAGATCGCGTATTGACATAGCTAATGGGCCTGCATGGGCTGCAATCAAGAAACACCGAGGCTCCACGTAACGGGCAACCCATAGATAAGGCGCTGAAGGGGGCCTTGTGGTGATGCCAGACCAGGCTAACCACGAACGACACGTCAAAGGCTGAAGTCGGGGTGTAGGGACGTACACGCAAATTCGCCAATTGCTTAAATCGTCAGTGTTCGATGGCTTTCTGTGGGTACGGTGGTCAATATCAACATCAGGAATGCTTGGGGTTCAGCCAACCCCTTCATTAGATAGCCTATGGAGAAAAAATTGAGCAAGAACCGCAATAAAACACTGACAAAGGAGCTTCAGATATTTGCAAGAACCGCTAAAAAGGCTGGATACCTCGTATCTGGAGGAATTAATGGTGGCGGCTGGCTTCGACTGGCAATAGCTTGCGGTTATGTAGAAGAAGCAGGAAAAGACAGTTGCAAACAATTTTTGAGGCAAAAGTTTAGCGGCATCGCCATTACGCCAGCAGAAAACCACGCACGCATAGCGCTCAATTCTGCCAAACGGAGAAGCGGTTTAACCGTTGACAGAAGTCCAGACCCAATTCAAACAAAGACTGGCGCAACATCTCCAGAATTTCTATCAAGTTTTGAGTGGCGCAAGCTACGAATGGTAGCTCTTAAGAAATACGGCGCTAAGTGCCAATGCTGCGGCGCATCTCCAGCCACCGGAGCCGTGATGAACGTAGACCACATCAAGCCACGGAAGTTTTTTCCTCACCTGGCTCTGGATATAGAGAACCTGCAAGTGCTTTGCGGGGACTGCAACCACGGCAAAGGCAATTGGGACTCGACTGATTGGCGATAGATTTTAGCTATCAGAACATAAAGCCCGATTAAAACAAATATCTTTGCACCTATGCAAAAAGGCATTGACATATCTATAGCCTACTGCATAATACATTCATCCGCAGCAAACAAGCTGCACCAACTAGGAGTGATGAATGAACCCAACCGAATCAGCAACAGATCGTGAACTGGATCAGTTCTACGGTCACACCGATACCCCATACGAATTCACACAGCGCGTTAACCGTCACAAGCGTGCTGTTGATGCTGATGACCTGCAAGACATTGTTAGCGCCAACGCAAACGCAATCTCGGCGGCATTGAGCGACGGTGATCTGGCAGAGGTCGGTCACATCATCAACGTGGCCTACAAGCAGATGGTTGCTGGTCGTGTCTCGTATGAACTGTACGGACGCGTCGGCAAGATCAACGTGATGGACTTGTCATGACCACATCAGAAGAAGTGCAAAAGCTGGCAGACATGCTCGTACAGCTTGCCAGTTTCACAAAGCTAGACGCGCTGCGTGATGCGGCAAATGTAATCCGTAAACAACAGGCCACCATTGAAGCGCAGGACGCGCTGTTGAAGGCTTATCTGGAGGTGAAAGCATGAACACACATTACCTAACCCGCGCCCGCC